CCTCGTCGCCGACATCATCGACGCGGGCGACGCCAAGGCACGGCTCTACGAAGAGATTCTGCGCTCGACCGTCGAACTCGCCGACACTGTCAACGAAACCTACGTGCTCGACCAGCTACGTGCCTTTGTACGTGTGCAGCAGATCAAGCGCGCCATCATGCAATCGGCCGAGCGCATCAACGCACAAGCCGAACTGGCGACCGACGAGGTCGAGGCCATCTGGAACGATCTCCTGCGTTCGAAGGAGCAGATCGCCTTCAACCGGGGCCTGTCGCTCGCCGAGTTCGGTCGCGTGCTCGATTACCTTGAAGGCCAGCAGCTTGAGTTCCCGATGGGCATCACGCAGTTCGACGAGGCCCACATCGGGCCGGCGCGCGGCACCGTGCTCCTCCTGCTCGGACCAGCCGGCAAGGGCAAGTCGTGGTTCTGCGTCCACCTTGGCAAGATGGCGCTCCTAGCAGGCAAGCGCGTGCTCCACATCACACTGGAGATGTCGGAGGAGCAGGTGGCGCAGCGCTACTACCAGTCGCTGTTCAGTGCTTCCAAGCGTGACAGGGAGAGCGAGCGCCCCAAAATCCGCTTCCCCAAGGGCGAAGTCTCGCTCGGCATCACTTACGACACTGTCGACAGCGAGTTCATCCTGCGCGGCTTCTACGCCCGTGACGAGTTGGAGTTACGGCTCAACGCACTGGGATCACGTGCCGTCGACAACGTGATCGTCAAGCGCTTCGCGAACCTCACCATGGACGGTCTGGAAGCCTACCTCGACGGGCTTCAGAACCACGAGAACTGGACACCTGATCTGCTCATCCTCGACTACTGGCAGCTGGTCGACCCGAAGGTCGGTGCCGACGACTACCGGCTCGGCATGGGTCGCGCCTTCAAGAAGTTCCGCTCGATCATGGTCGAAAGGAACATAGCCGGCGTGACGCCCAATCAGGTGACCCGCAAGGGCATCGAGTCGACCTCGAACAAGATGACCGACGCCAGCGAGGACATCAGTGTCGCCTTCACCGCCGACGTCGTGCTCAACTACTCCTCGACCGACAAGGAGCAGCGGCGCGGACTGGGTCGCCTCTACGTCAGCAAGGGACGCGACGAGCGCGACAAGTTCGGTGTGTTCCTGACCCAGCACTACGAGACCGGCCAGTACGCCTTGGAGTCGATCCCGATGTCGGCAGAGGTTTACAATTTGATCAGCAGGCTGTCAGATGGTCGCGAGGACGACGAAGAGGGCGGCAGCGAAGAGAGCAACGAGAGGCGTTTTGCATGACCGGTGACTGTCCTTACGCCAAGTCCGACATGACACCATGTGTCCGCAAGGACGGGCCGATCTGCTTCGCCATGAACGCGCGCGGCAACCCGATCTGCGTCGGCTGCGAGAAGACGCCCGAAACACTGGGTGTGCCGACACCCTCACCATGGCCGCCGGTCAAGCAGGCGAAAGCCAAGCCCAGACGCTGATGGGTGTCATTCCCAAACGGTCTATTGAGGCTTTCCTCGCCCGCGAGCGCGACGACCTGCGCGACTGGAAGAAGCTCAGCGACGCCGAACTCGATGCCCTGATGTGCACGCTGCCAGTGATGCCGCCGATCTGGTACACACTGCGTCGTGAGCAGAAGGTCTGCATGCTGATCGGCGCGATGCGCCGCCGGGCCGCGTTCTGGCTCGATACCGGTATGGGCAAGACCCTCCTGACCATCGCACTGACCCGCTACTTCCGCCGCCTCGACGTCGTCGACAGTGTCCTCGTCCTCGTCCCCTACAAGATCAACAAGGACGAGTGGGAACGCGAAATCCAGAAGTGGTCGCCGAACACCAAGTACACCATCCTGCGCGGCACCAGCGCCGAGAAGTGGGAGCAGCTGGAAGCGGCGCGCGCGTCCATCGTGGTCGAGACCTACGCCGGGCTGGCTCGCATGGTCTGTCCGTTGAAGACGGTCAAGCGCAAGCGTAGCGGACGCTCGGTCAAGATGGACAAGCTGGTGATCGACGAGAAGCTGGTCAAGCGTCTCCTGACCCACGTCGACGGTGTCGTCTGCGACGAGTCCAACCATGTCGGCGCGCACGACACCCTGCCCTTCCGCATTTGCCGCCGGCTGGGCAACAAGGCCGGCATCTTCTTCCTGCTCGCCGGCACGCCCTTCGGCCGCGATCCCCTGCCACTGTGGGCACAGATATATCTGGTCGACGGTGGTCACTCGCTCGGCGAGACGCTCGGCCTGTTCCGCTCGGCGCTGTACAAGTCGAAGCCGGACGCCTTCGGTTTCCCCGAATACACCTTCAACGACTCCAAGGAGAACATGGCCAAGCTCAACCGGCTGCTCGCCCACTCGTCGATCCGCTACGAGGTCGAGCAGTCGACACTGCCCCGGCGCATCGACATCATCAAGGAAGTGTCGCTGCCTGCCGATGCGGATGAGTATTACCAGCGGGCACGTGCCGTCATCGTCGAGGCGAAGGGTTCCTACCGCGAGATGAGGAACGCGTTTCTCAGGATGCGCCAGATCAGTTCCGGCTTCGTCGGCTACCATGACGACGAGAACGGCGAGAAGGCCCGCTACGTGTTCCCGGAGAACCCCAAGCTCGATGCCCTCATGGCACTGATCGATTCGATCCGCGAGGACCGCAAGATACTGGTCTTCCACGACTTCCGGCACAGTGGCGAGGTAATCGCGGCAGCGCTGACCACTGCCGGCATCAGCCACATCAAGTATGGTGGCAAGCAGACCGACGCCAAGGGCTTGCTGCAACGCTTCGAAAGCGACCCACGCCTGCGTGTCTTCGTCCTGTCGACAGCCGGCGCTTACGGCCTGAACCTGCAAGCGGCGCAGTACGGCATCTTCTACGAATCGCCGGTCCCGGTGATCACCAGAAAGCAGATGATCCGCCGGTTTGAGCGGCAGAACTCGCCACACGACCGGGTGTTCCTCTACGATCTGGTGACCATCGGCACCATGGATCGACGCATCCTCGACTTCTACAAGGCGGGCCAGAACCTTTTCGACGCCATCGTGCGTGGGATCGAAAAAGTATAGAAAATCTTTCTTTGTTTCGGCAGCTTGACATAAGTATTTTTGCAAAATAGTCTCCGGCGGTTTCGTACCGGAGAGTGGCTCGCTCTGAGGTAACGGCACCCAACTCCCCACTCTTCTTCGTTTGACGTGTAACGCGGGCAACGCCTCCATGGAGGAGCGCGGCCGTCAAACTCGGGCCGATTACTGGAGGGAAACCAAGCAATAAGAGCAGCTTAATGCGCTGGGGTAGTGGGGCGGAATCTGTCAGTGACCAGTCCATTAAGGTGCTCTTTGCGGAGCGCCATCACCGTGTTTACTTCAAACCAAACAAAGGACTTGGTCATGAAGACTCTCATTCTTGGTACCATCGCCGCCCTCGCCTTCACCTTCGCCGTCACTGACATGGCGGATGCACGTGGGCGGGCGTCGGCGTCGGCCGGTGTGATCAGCGTCGGTGCCGGTGGCGCGGGCGGCGGCATCGGTTTCACTGCTCAGGGTTCGACGAGCCGTGCACGTGCGACTTCGTCCTCGACGGCCGGCGCGACCGGTGCGACGAGCGGCGGGGCGGCCGGCATCGGCGGCCAGATCGGCGGCGGATTCATTTCCGGCGGCGCGGGTGCCGCAACCGGGGCAACCTCGACCTCGGCGACGGTCGGTCACTAAGCCCCATCGGCTTAGGCTCGACTAGAGCTAGTAGTGGGTGGTCGCGATTTTTGAGCGGCCACTCACTCCTCCCTCCCCAGCCAATTCGAGGCATCTGAAATGAGATACAAGGTAATCACGTCGCTGGCGCTCGCCCTCGGGTTGGCGTTCGCCGTGTCGGCCGATGTTTCGGCGGCACCAACTGACGCCGCTTCAAAAAGCGGCGGCAAGACCGACGCCCATGGTCAGGGCAACAATATCGGTGACGGCAAGATTTCGATCACCAGCAACTCGCTCAGTTCGACCATCGGCAAGACCCACGCCAAGGCTGGTGCCCATGCCAATGCCACCGGCCTCGGCAAGAGCGTGGACGCGGCCGGCAAGACCAGAGTCTCCCGCGTCAAGGCAAAGGGTGACGCGGTAGTCGACGCCAAGCTCAACAAGAACGGCGTCGCCACGGTCACGTCGCGGGCTGCGGTCGACGCCTCGGCAGCTGCCAAACCCAAGACCGGCAAAGGGGTGGCACAGGGCGGCAAGGTCGTCGTCACTGCCTCGGCTACGGGCGGCGCTCATCCCAAAGCCCAGTCGCAGGTCAAGGAGAACGGCAAGGTCACGCTCAAGGCTTCGGCGAAGGCCGGTGCCGGCGCGACGGCTTCGGGTGGCAAGACGGTCGTCAAGCACTTCGGGCCGGGTGGCAAAGATACGCTTGCGATCACGTACAACAAGCACGCCTACGCTGCCGGTGTGTCGACGCCCAACAAGGCCATCGCCTACGCCGGCTACTCGGCCAAGGGTGTCAGCTTCAGTGGACCGACGCTCGTCGCAGCACTCCAGAGAGCGGCCTTCGCCTACGCCGCTGCCGGCAACAACTACGCGGTCGGCTACGCCACGGCGAGCGCCTACGGCGATGCTCGTTCGGGCAACTCGTCCAGCTGGGGCAACCTCGACGTCTACGCCAGCGCCTTCGTCAACGGCAACACCGTCCTGCTCAAGGGTGCGGTCGGTGGCGGCAAGCTCGGCAAGAAGGTCATCGACAAGGTCTGCACTTACGCGACCAATGCCGGTGGCGTCACGCTGACCTGCCACAGCGTCGGCAACTAACCAGAACACGGACCCTTCAGCCCACCCACCCCGGAGAGCCGGGTCCGTTAGAGGGAAGGTCGACAGTTCACACTGACCACTGATCGACCTTCCCTCGCTCCCAAAATTCCCCAGTAAGGAGGACAACCAGTGAAACTCGCACTCGCGATCCTCGGCACGCTCGCGACCATGAGCTACGCCGAAGCCCTCGATCAGCCGATCTCGTGTCACAACAATCAGCCCCACAAGCGCATCTGCACCATGAACTCGGACGTGACGCTCGACTGCCTCTGCTACTACGACGTCAACGGATCGATCTCCAGCGCCTACAGCGGCGTCTCCGGGTCCGGTGGGAACCGGGGAGTGGGCAACCCCGGTGGCGGCGGTGGCGGCCCCTCTGGGGGCATCATCAACCCGCTCGGCGGTGGAGGGGGCGGCGTCATCAATCCGCTCGGTGGTGGCGGCTCAGGCTTCCCCAGCGGCCATGCCCGCGCCACCGGCTCGGCCAGCGTGACCAGCCATGGTCGTGGTGACGTCAGTGCCGGCGGCGGCGGCATCACCGCGCAAGGGGCCGGCGCGACGGCTCAGGCCAATCCGGGATCGGCCTCTGGCTCGGGTGCCACGTCTGGCGACGCGTCCGGCGCAGCCTCGGCCGGCGGTCCCGTCAGCGGCGGCGTCGGCGACGCATCCGGGGCGGCCGACACGAAGTCCTCGGTCGGGAAGTAACCCGTGGTGCAAACCCGCATCTATCTCAGCGAGCCGATGGATGGCCTGCCGCCCGACAAGGACGAGGGCACGTTCATCGGCTTCGACCGCGAGCACAATCCATTCATACTGAAGTGGCGCGTCGATGCCGGGTGCTGGTACGGCACCGGCAACGACCCAGAGCCACACGAGCGTCACGAGTTCCTGCCGCTGCACTTTTTGGCGCGCGGCACCATGGCGGACTTCATCGTCCGCTACGCCCGCATCATGCTGGTGACGGACACGGCTTGAGGGGATCGGGCGACCTTATTTCCCCGGCTAGAGCCAGCTGTGGAGGTAGATTGCCTGATGAAGGGAAGGTCGGCGGTGCGTCACCACTGTCGGCCTTCCTGTATTTCAGAAGTTGACGTACTCCTGCGCCGGGTCGCCGTTCGGTCGTCGTCGACCGCTCGCAGTGTGTCGGTGCCAGCCAGTCGGCTCGCCGCTCCCGGTCCACTGACCATAACCAGCCATGGCCTGCTCAAGTGTCTCGTAGCAGTAATTGTCGGCGTAGCCGTACCAGTCGATGTCGATGTGCAGGGTCCAATGAAAGAGCAATCGTTTGACCCCGATCACTCGTCCATCCGGTAAAACGCGGATCGCGTGGTATTGATCCTTGACGTCGTCGGGGATGGTGTCGAGAACGCTGGTCATCTGGTGATTCCAAGACCGGCATCCAACGCTGCCGCCAGCGCGTAGCAGAGGTTGGCGTTGATGCGATGCCGCTCGACGAGCTTGACGCGCTCGACGTTGAGCGGATCGTTGGCCAGAGGACCAGTAGTCGACATGCGCGTGCGCAACGCTTCGACGTTCTTGGTGGCTTTTTCCGCCTGATCGAACAGGCTGTCGGCGACCGCTTTCCAGTTCATTTCTGCTCCTTGAGCTTCTTGCGCAGATTGCGCGCCGTGACGGCCTGTGCGTTGGTCAAGCCGAGCGGGCCGGGATCGATGCTCAAAAGTTCGATCAGCAGTCGCAGTTCAGCGTTGGTCAGTGTCACAGTGTTCATTTGTCCCTCCTGAGTAAGCGTAATACATTTCGGGCAGGTCGCGGTGCACGTTGCGCGGTGCAGCTTCCAACCAGCGGCGCGCGCCTGCCGCGACGTGTCGGCGAAGCTCTCGCCGAAAAAGTTGGTCATGAAGTTGTTGTGCGTGTAATCGTCCGGGATGTAGTGGTCGCAGTACAGGTCGAGGCTGTAACCAGCTGCCCACTGACACGGGTCTTTGTACAGCTTGGGCAGCTTGTCGTCAGACATCGTCGCTGGCTTGTTCGCTGGCATAGTCGTCGCTGGCGTGTCGACGAGCCGGCGGACTCAGTGCTTCCTTCTCCATCTCGGCATACGCCTGCATGGCGTTGGCGAGTTCCTCGACGTCGCGCTTGCGGTAACGCGACGCATGCCGGTAACCGACCAGATCGCCGAGCACACGGTTGGCTACGACATGCTCGACCGGCGTGCCTTCCGGCGACGGCTGATTGTTGAGAACCTGCTTCCACTGTTCGACTGATCTCGCTTCCATGGTCCCATCTCCTTGAATAAGTGTGTGGCTTGACGCGCTTCGCTGGTATGACTGACCCGCCTGTCAGACGGGGGAGGAGGCCAGAGCACGCCCTTGACTCGACTGGGGACACCCACGGTTACCCAATGGGGCCTTGACGTTGACCCGTTGCCACTGCGGCTGTCGATGATACTACCCTCCTCCACATTAAACGCTGTAGGTCGCTTTCATGACCGCGTCCTGCTGAGCGTCGGCGGCCTTGATGAACTCGACGGCGGTCTCGAAAAACTTCTTCTCGACCGGGTCGGTCTCGTTCTTCACCTCGGCCTCGATGATGCGGACGGCGACGGCGCGCGCAGCGCTGTTGTAGAGCCGCACCTTGCCCATGAAAGTGAAGAGCGCCTGTGCAGTGCGCTCGCCCTCTTCCTTGTCAAATTTACTCATCACTCGGTCCCCTTCCAATCCTTGTTCAGTATGATCACCGGCTGGTCGTTCCGCCAGCGACGGCCCTTTGCCGTCTCCATGGCGAAGACCCGGGCGACACTCTCACGGGGCCATTCCGGCCAGATCACGGAGGCCGGGTTCATGGCCGGACGGTGGTCCTCGCGCGGGGCGAGGAAGTCCACCGCCATCAGCGCTTTTGTCATTTTGGCCTCCTACGCGAGCACAGAACCGTAACCGTCTGCGCGCCAAGATACCTTGTCATCGGCAACACGAACTTGATTGACTTCACCAAGCACGACCTGCGTAACCCTTACGACCTTGAATTGGCCACCACGGAAAAGCAGCACCCTTGCTCCCTTGCTAAGATCGCCGTTCTCGGTGAGATAGTAAGGCTCAAGGCCGGTCTTTCGATCAGACTTCACGAAGTCGACGAAGGCGGCGTCAAGCTGCCGAGCTACCGTCTCACTCACAACTCCTAACTTGGTCATCTCGTTATCCCTTTCTTCTCCTACACACCTGATATAGGCGATCCCGGGAGCTTTACAAGAGATAAAGCGATCAGTGGTTCTTGGCGAAGCCGCCTTCCCAGCCGGGCGGGTCGCGCGGCTCCCAGTTGTCGATCAACCAGTGTATCATGCCCTTGGCGGTTTCGTGGGTGTTGAAGCGGACGTTCTCCTGCGCTTCCTCGCCGAACTCGTTCTGCAAGTAGAAGCCGTCCTTGTCGACGGCGACGGTGAACTCGTGCGGGTCGCCGACGTAGGCGGTTTCGCGAGGATTCTTTCCGTAGACCATGATAATTTCCCCTCTCTTGACAATAGACATATAGCGTCAGAAAATACCCAGTTCAAGTGTACGAGGAGATACCAGCCATGCAATCACGTCGCTCTTTCCTGCGCCTGCTCGGCCTCGCGTCGAGCGCCGCCGTAGTGTCGCTCCCGGCCGCCGCTACACTGACACCTTCAGCACCAAAACTAACGCCGGTACTGCCCGTCGGCTACATGAGCTACTTCACGGCCAACCCGCCTCCCGGGTGGCTGCTCTGCGACGGCCGCGCCATCAGCCGCACTTATTACCGAAAGCTATTCGAACTGCTCGGCACCAGCCATGGCGATGGCGACGGCGTCACCACCTTCAACCTGCCCAACTACTGGTCCAACGCGCCGCGTTGGAAAGAGCTACCGTCACACTCGCACACACTGACGCCGCTCGAACTGACCACCGAAGAGATACCGTCACACTCGCACGGCTTCGGCCATATGCAACATCAGGAGATGAACCTCATGCTCGTCCGCTTGGCGATCTACTCAGGTGTCGAATGAACATCAATTACTTAGTCAACGACCTGATCCAAGTCTACGCCCTCGCCAAGCTGCCGCTGCCTGAGCCACGTGCCATTGCACTGCGCCTGTTGGAGGAGAACGTCGAGCTTGCGCTGGCGTGCGGGGCCTCGCCGGCTGACGTGCACACGTCGGTCCACAATGCAGTGCATAACGAGCATCTAAAAGACCCGTCCAAAGGCTTCCACGATGGTCACGTCGCCGACCAGTCCGAGATCACCGGGGAAC